CAGCCGTTTGGGTTGTTGCAGTAGCCGCACCAAGAGCAGGGCTTGCTAGGCTGGTAATGTCAGTATTGGCACCCTTCAAGGCAAATGTAGTGTCTGCCGCTTGCAAAGCCGCAATGTCAGTCGCCACACTATCCTGAACACTAGATATGTTGTCATAGGTGCCAATAGTGACACCAAGAGATGTGTTTAAAACAAACTTGTACGACAGGTTGCTGGTAAGCCAAATCTCACCCGAGACACGGCCAGCAGAATCCAAAACAATCGGATTGCTGTTGGCTGTACCACCATCAGAACTGGTGTAGGTAGTCTGTGAAGTGGTTGTACCAGCAGCATAGGTATATAGCAGGCCGCCAGACAATATGGCACCGTTATTGTCAAAGAATTGCCAGCCAGCACCGGCAAACGGGGAGAGATTGACGGCCATAGTAAAACCTTATGCGTAGTAGCTAATGTTCAGGGTTGCACCTGCAACTTGCTCTATAAACTGGATGTTGGTCAGATCGCCATCGTACTGCAAGGGAATGCCAACTGCCAAAGGCATACCAACGGAGGCCGTTGGAGCCACTTTATCATCACGCCACCGAACAGCTTGGCCTTCGGCAACGATCAGAGCAAACACCGGCTTGGCGTTTAGGCCGTTAAGGGTTCTTTGGGGAACCGTCAAGTTGGTGGCGCTGGACAGGCTGGTAATTTGCTGATAACCCATGCAGGTCGTTACAGCTTTCAGATTCATGGACATGATTAAAATCTCCGAGGTTGAGTGAATGAGCGCAGACGCATTGTAATTTCATTGCCGACAGTTGGTGAATCACCAAAATACCAACCCGAGTTGTTGCCCGCATTGATGTTGCCGTAATCGTAAAAGGCGTTCCAAGTAGCACCGCCGGTAGCAATAATATCCCTAATGGTCAAATAACTTACTGAATTAACGCCACTTGCATCGCTAATGTAAGATTGTGTGCCAGGGGTTATGCTTTGCAAATACTTTTGATTGGTTCCGCTAGTGGCAAACGATTCTACTATGAGTGTAGTTCCATCTGCAATTTGTATTGTGCCGTTGGTTAAAGTTACCGCGCCATTAACGATAAGATTATTGTAAATTTGCCATGCTCCACCAACGCCATCAAAAATTACTGGATTATTAATTGCATTGCTAGAACTAATGTAATTAGTGCTAGATGTTGATTTGAAAGTCCATGCGTTTGTGCCACCTGTAATTGTGGCAAAACCATTGTTGCTAAAAAACCCGTATATTTGAGGCGCTACATTTGCGCCTATGTTTCCAGAAAATGAACCAGAAAATTGGATATTGTTAAAAACCCTATTTGCCGTTCCAAAATTTATGGTATCAGCACCTGCCGAAATATTAAAATTTAAAGCATTGGCGGCTGTTCCATTTAGAGTTATTTGTCCTCCAGTAATAGTACGAGTATTTCCAACGGTTCCAACGCCAGTTACAAAAACATTTCTATCGCCAGCAACACTAAAGTTTGTTGAATCAGCCGCTGTGTAAATAGTATTGTTTCCTGATGCTGTTAGGTAAATTCCCCCACCAGTTCCAAAATCAAGAGTTCGTATATTTGCATTGCTGGTGCTAAAAATACCAGTGCTAAATGTAAATCCGTTTAAATTTAGTGTGCCGTTTGTTAGCGTAGTAGTGCGAGTAGCGCCAGAAGTAAGTGATCCAGTAATTCGCCATGTTCCACCAACACCATTAAAAGTTAAATTTTTATCTACGGTAACACTATTTGTTGTAATTGTTTTAGTGCCTGACGTAGCTGCAAATGTTAGTGTTGCTGCTGCTGCAACTGTCATCCCAGCATCCAACGTAAGGTTTCCGTAAATAGTAAAAGAAGTGGAAGTAAGCGAACCTGTAAACCCTGTAAAAGTTAAATCACGAACCGCACCACCACCAGTTGTGGTCAAATTTCCAGTACCGGCATTAACAGCAAATGAAATGCTATTTGTTTCAGTTACCGCTGTTGGCGTAATTGTTCTTGCCGTTGCGCTGCTATTGGTAAGAGTAATTAAAGGCGTACCAGCAACCGTCATGGTTGTAGCGCCAACAAACACCGTACCTGTACTATTTAGAAAAATTACACGGGTAGTAAAGTCAAGCGTACCCGTAAAGCCTGTGCAAGTCAGCGTTTGAATGGTCGGGCTGATGTCAAGCGTGGCTGTGCCAGAACCTGACGATGCATCAAATAATGCCGCATCAGAGGAACCTGGCACAGATGCACCGGACGCACCACCGGAAGCAGTAGACCAATTGGTTGTGCTATTCCAGTTACCCGTACCGCCAGTAACCCAGTATCTATTTGCCATGATTACTCCACAATCGGTTCGTCAACCACGGGCGGTGGGTTAATGATGTAGTCGTACCATTTGTCGTACCGCGCCTGCTTCATTGCTTCAATCTCAGCGTCAGTCAGGCCGTGATCGTCAGCCAAGAGCAACGTGTCCGAGAACTTGTACGAGTCATCAGGCTGGCTTAGAGTAAATTTAACTTCAATCATGCTAGGAATCTCAGCTTGTACAAGGTACGCAGGTAGATTTCAATAATATTGTCAATCAACTGCTGCAAAGATGTATCTGTTTTATCGCAGATTTCATACCGGCCAGCCTCAATCTGGGCAAGTGAATCTTGCAAGAATTCAATGATATTGGCTGTCTTTTGCGCTGAATGCAGGGTGATAGGGCCAATTAGACCGTAACGGCCTTGGTAGGCTTCTGCAAAGTCATCAGCCGCACCAATGATGCGGTCATAAAAGATGTTCAGAGCAACGTGCTTGGAGTAGCTGCGGGTATTGAGATGCACCGAGTGCGTCACATCCCGCGCTAAAAATAGCAATCCTACAAAATCAGCGGCTTTCATGTTGGCATTCCTTGAGGCATTGGTTGGCCTTGCATTGGCATTTCTTGCATTGGCTCTTCCTGCATTAGTTCACGGCTTGGCATTTGACCAATCAAATCACCAGTGTCCAAAGCCGCAGCAATTGTACCCATCACAATATCCTGAATCTGCTCGGGGTTCATTCCCGCTTGCACAGCAGAAATACGTTGCGTCTCAGCGGCATACGCCTTGACCTGAGAATCAAATTCCTTGACCTCAATCTCACGCATATCTAGCGACTTAGATACATTTTGCAGCATTTGGTGCATCTGCTCCATCTCAGCACCCATCGCCTGCATTTGTTGCTGGGCAGCAGCCAAAGCAGGATTGTCCTCGTTATCCGACATAAGTTTGGGGTCAATGGTCTTGGCAAAACGCTTGGACATTTCTTGAGCGCCAGGCCAGTCCATGTTCTTGACAAACAGGTCACCGGCGACAGACCACAATTGAGGATTGCCCTGCAACAGTTGTGCCATTGCCTCCAATGCCTCTTGACGTTTGGTCGCGTAGCCTGGGCCGGTGGTCGCCACAACATCGTATTTGCCGACACCAGGGTTGTAAATCTTCTCGATCACAATACCCTGCTCGTCCACGATCTTGTTAACTGGCTGCTGCTGGTCAGGGTTAATCTTGACCATTTTTGTCTCGCCGTCCTCACCAATGATGCGGGCAATGCGTTGCGTGTCGTAAATCTTGGGGATCATGTCCACCAATTGACGCGCAATGTGCCGCACGCCACGGGCAAGGTTATCACCATAGTGGTAAGTCCCGACATCGCCCTCACGCTGACGCGCAAGGATGGCTTTACCTGAACGCTCATTGGAACCCATGCCCAAAGATGCGTTGTACTGGCCGGTGGTTGATTTAATGTCTTCAGCAGCGCCCGCTTTAGCCTGCAACAGTCCGCTGGAGGCCATTGGCGGTTGGGCACGTTGGGGTAGTGGCAAGATACTGCCTTGGCCGTCTGTAACGTCAGGATTGACCTCCAAATACGGCCAATTCTGCGTGTTAGCAGTCTTCCACTTGTCCTCGTAACCTTCAAACTGCCCGCCATAGCCAATAAATGGCGCTTTGGGTGCCAAGGCCAGCATTTCTGCCTCTTGGGAGACCCAATAGTTGTACATACGCTGGGCGTCTTTAGCGTTACGAACCAAGCCGCTGACGTACAGACGGCCATCTACCTCAAACTCATTGCCAACAATGCGGATAACAGGTATCCACTTGCCTACCCACTCGCGCTGCTCAAGGATTTCATAACCATTGATCTTGCAATAGCGCACCTTGGGGCGGTCAGACTCACGGGATTTCAGCGGTTTGCCGTAAAACGCCTTCAATTGCTTGTCTTCGGGCGTCCCAGCAAAGGCCGTTTGGTTGCCGGGGTACAAATTCAGCGTTGCGCGGTCATAGTCTATGTAATAGTAGTCTGCAACCCGCACCGTGTCCTCATTCAACCAGTTTGAAATCGACTGGTCGCCCACACCCAGCGACTGCAAGGTCGTAATGGGCGCAGAATTGGGGTACATACGCTCATATTCGTCTTTGGTCAGGTCTTCCGTGACAAAGCAATACTTGGCATCCGCACCGGTCGGGTCTTGCATGGTCGGGTCCATGTAAACCGAGAACGAATTGCGAATCCGGCCAATCTTAATGTCCTGCTCAAAGGTATCGTCATCGCAATACTCAGTCAGAAGGCGAATATAGCCCTCACCATAGGCCACCTGATTTTCGCAAGCCGTGTCATAAGCCACATCGGCATCCGAGATGTACTCAATATGGCGAATCATGCCATTAAAAATCTCGGCAATCTCCACATCGGCATTGCTATCCACCGGAATGACCTTGGCACCTGGGCGGTTCTGCCGCTGGTCATTGGTGACTTGGCGAACGTGCTGGGGCAGCTTGTTAATAGTCAGCGTAGGACGCGCATTAATTGTCTGTCCCTGCACCGCACCACGGGTTGCCAACACATCAGCAGGCCACTGCCAGCAATTGTCAGGGGAACCAGCATAGAACTTCAGATCGTCGTTCTCATCCTCACGCGACTCAGAGAGCGCCGACATTGCCATATCCAGCCGCGAACGGGCGGTGGCAAGGATGCTGGCATCACTTTTGTCTTTTGCAGAGCCACCTACAGCAACTGCGGCAGCGGCGGTGATACCAGTAATGTCCATTATTTTTTACCTTTTGGGGCTGGTGTAGCTTGACGCTTTACAGCATAAGCGATTGCCACGGCTTGAGGAACCGGTTTTCCGGATTTTACCTCTGCCTTAACATTAGCGCGGAAGGCTTCTGGTGACTTTGACTTGACTAATGGCATATTCAGGCTCCCATCCAACCAGTTGAAACAGCACCACGTTCGGTGGCGCGTATTGTATGTGGCTTCTCGCGGTACTCTCTGTGGGCTACGGGAAAGGCAAATGTCACGCATATTGCATCAGCAGCATCTGGACTTGCCAAACCACGCGCCTTCATTTCCTTCTTGCCTTCCAAAAAGATAGTACCAGAAGAATTAGGCTTCTTTGTCGGCCCTGTCAGGTCAGCCTTTAGTTGCCTGTCTTGCGGAATACTAGCAGATTTTAACCAGTTCCGCATATCGTTCCACATTTCGGCGCGTTTATTGCCAAACGCAATGGAATGTTTTGCCTTATTGCCAAAGTTAACGCCTCTAACCTTATACCGCTGCTCTGTGAGCCGGTCAAGGATGCCGTAGCCGAGGCCACCTTCGTCAATTACCGTTAGCGTGGGCTTGAATTCCTCGATGGCGTCAATGACTCGGCCAACAATCGTCATGGTGTCCTCGCCCTGATAACGCAGGATCTTGACAATATCCCTGCCCTGACGCACCGCAATTACGGTGGCATCCGCACCACCGCGGGCGGGGTCAACTCCAATAACGATGGGGGCGGTGACATCCTTCCATTTCGGGCGGCGCATAGCCTCATCAACCAAAATCGCGCCAATAAACTGGTCATCGCCAGCGGACGGAAACTCACCATAAACCTCAATCTTGGCCTGGCTGCTGTCTTCGCCATACTCTGCAATGATCTGCTCGTAGACCGCCTTGTCGGTGTCTTCCACCGTGCGGGCGTCAACTGTGCGGGACTTCCAAAAATCACGTTTCGCGTGAAACGTCTCAAAGAAATACCCAGAGTTTCGCCGTGGGTTAGAAAAAGCAAACCAGTACCTATCAGGCGTGTTCTCCGTAAAGAAGCCAGCGCCAACGTCCCAGATGGCGTCGGGGATACCGCTGGACTCATCAAAGATCAGCATCATGCCGTCTTGGTTGTGGACACCAGCGTAAGAATCTGGGTTTTCCTCGGACCACAGCTTACCCTCGCAGGCCCAGTAGCGGGTGCCCTTTTTCAGATCCTTCTCAACCAAGTCGGTCAACCACTTGGCCGGCACCAGCTTGGTGGCGCTGATTTCCCACCAGTGGCTGTTGATAAGCATCGCTGCCCACTTCGTTAATTCGGCCCATGTGACTGATCGCAACTGGTTTTCGCTGTTGGCGCTGACCACCACCGAGCCACCAATGCGGGTGGTCAACATCCAAAGAACCAGCCAACTGACAAGCGCAGACTTGCCAATACCTCGCCCGCTGGATACTGACTCCCTAATCGTGTCAAAGTTAACCTTGCCCTTCTGCGACTTGATGTGTTCCGTCACATCGCGCAGGACTTCCCTCTGCCACTTGCGTGGACCATTGAACTTAGCCAATGGCGTGTTTTTGACGCCCCAAGGGAAAGCGTACATGACAAAAGCCTCAAGGTCATCGGCAATCTCTGGCGACCAGAGTTCAACCATTAACCGCTGTTCTTCTTCGCCTTTGTAGATTGGGAGTTGCATTTATTTATTTATCCGCAAGGCTTCTTTTAAAACGCGATTAATGTAATTTTTGTAATCCATCTTTTCGTCTTGCGACAACTTGTCAACAGCTTCAATAATTAATTGATAGTAATCATCATTGGTCATGCCTTTTTCTGGCGTAAACCAATAATCTTTGATTACTTTTAGCCATGCCGCCGTAAAGAAAAAACACAGCACAAACGCGCCCCATTGGTTAGCTTGATAAGATGAATAAAACCAAAAAGGCTGTCCAAGCAAACCAAACACACAAGCCCACTTACGAAATTCTTTTCTTTTGTCTTGCAAAAGCCATATTGCAATTAACTCAGTAACTGCAATAAACACTTGTTCAATCATTTTAAAAAACCTTCTCGCCAAGCCCATGCCGGCAAAATTCCTGTTTTTTGTTCTGCATATTCAGTAGCAATCGGACTTGCAAGTCTATTTAATTGACCGTATGGGCCAAAATTTACCCATGAATTTTGACCTCGTGTTTCTGAAGTAGCTGCTGGCAATGCTTCGGGCGAATACATTCGCGCATGAGATTGAAAAGCGTTTTCCTCACCAGCAGCCCGAAATCCAACACCATGCTTGCCATGCCCAAACACATCATGTACAGCCCTAAATACATCATTGGCAGTTACAGGTTTTCCGTTCCAAGTTTCACCAGTCCTTATAAGTAAAGGATTTGCTTCACTGGCAACAGCAGCAGATGGCCCACCAAAACCTTGCTCAGTTGGAAAAATTGATAAACGTTTATTTTGCACAATGTCATTTATGGCATTCCGAGGATTGCCATAAATATCACCACTTTCAGGCATAAAATCAAACTTATAACCTTTTTTTCTCAAAGCCTCATATTGCGCCATTGTTTCTTCAATCATGGCGTTATAGGCTTTTTTTACTTTTGGATCATTTGGATTGTTTGCCATGCTTTCATAAGCCTGCGCCAATCTAGTTGCCCTGTTTTCATCAATCGTTGCATATTTTGTTTGCGGAGAATACACCAACCCCTTGTCTGCAACATACGATTTAGCAATATCTACCAATCGTTGATCTGTACCAAATTGCTCCAATTTTCCACCAACATTAACAACGTCAGGCATACCTTCTAAAGTTTTGCCAACATATTTAGCTGGTGGCAAAACATTAGACGCCGTATTGCTGCCCATAGCACCAAGCATCTCAGCGCCAAGGCCACCGCGCTCCATGATTTGCGGCACAACCTTTTCAGCCAAACGCTCACCAGCGCGGCCAACTGCCAAGGCGCTGTTGTTAAACACTTTGGCTGTTGGGCCGACCATAGGGGCAACTGCAAATGCTGCCTCCAATGCATCATTGTTGAACTTGGTTGTGCCACCCAGACCACCAGCGCCAGTTGTTAGGGGTTCGCCGTAGGACAACTTATCCAATGTCCGGCTGATGGCTGGGACTGACAAGAACTCTGCCAGTTGCTGTGCCTGCTGGGTGCGCTCCGGGCTGTAGGTGCTTGCCAATGCGTCAGACAACCGGCCAAGAAGCGCGTTGCGTGGCGTGGCCTGGATTAGGGCGTTGGGGTATGGCATAGGCGTTTTGAGGTTAGCGGTTTATATCATAAAAAAATAAAATTGTGCGCGGGGGCACCGTAACTGCGGCCCTTTCGCCCCGGCCCCTCCCCCCCGGCCACGGCGCGGCTGGACGGGTCGGGCGCGGCCATCGGCGCAGTTATCCACAGGCCATCCACCGTCAGATCAACTTAACATAACACCCGTTGTATAAAGCAGAGTCAGCAGAGACAGAGTTATCCACAGGTACACATCACTTGGGCGTGACGTCGGTCACGTTGTCAATCGCCAGTGTCTTTACCCTTGACTGCGCCTGCTCCAGCGCATCGAGTACGCTGATACGCTCATCGCGCACGGTCATGTCAATCCGGTCGCCATACGTCCTGGGCTTCAGCTTGCTGGCGATCCACTTGCGTGCGTCCACCTGCATACGCTTCTGCTGCACCCAGGCTGACGCCATAGCGCCTTCCAAGCCCTCTGGCATCTGTTCGTCCGATAACTCCAGTATCTCGTCAGCCATGCGGTCTGCACGGTCTTGCACCGCCTTGTCGTAGGCCTGGCGCAGCTTGTCATCACTGGCAAGCATCGTTTGGAAGCTGGTCCATGTTGGAAAGCCAGGCTCACGCAGCACCGTTGACACGCTCTTGCCAGCCGAAACCTTGTCAACAATCTCCTGCCAGATTGGATCGCCAATCGGCCACTTCACAGGTCGCCCCATGATTGCCCCTGTTTTTGTGGTCTTTTCAGCCAAAGTCTTCACTTATTACCTCCAGCGCGTGCGCGTAATTCAAAAGAATGTCAGCGAAATGCGCCCCCCAGCGACATTTCACCTTCACCACCCAAAAAAGTCACCAAACATCCAGTCTGGCGACAATCCCTCATATCACCTCAATCTCAACCCGATAAACCTTAACCCCATCAGAACGCTGCCTGTACTGCCAGTCCAGCCGCTTATCCCCATCATCCACACCCAACCAATCAGCCACCCCATCTCTGGTCGCCTTAAACGCTGATTGCAGATTATCCCCATCCAACGCTCTAGGAGCCACCCTAGTCAACACAATCGTGCAAGGCAAGGGGATAGGTGCGGCAACAGCACATAACGCATTAAACGCCTTCTGGCGCTGACTCTTCACCAACCTCGCCTTCACCGCCCAGTGCATCCTAATGTTCGCCACACTCACAATCTTCATGTCCACCGTTACCTCAATCATATTTTCCCCCAAATTCCCTGAACCCTGCAAACCCCGCAAAACCGCCAAACCCGTGTACCGAAGGTTCGACCCGATTTTGTGTACCGAACCGAAGGGGGTATATATACCCCTTCGGTACGTTTCGGTACAACGAGCAAATCGGGCATCGGTACGTTTCGGTACGTTTCGGTACATCGGTACATCAATTCGGTACAGTACCGACCGTACCGATTTCGGTACGTTTCGGTACAGATCGGTACAACTCATTACGGAAAACAACCATGTCTTTTTTGGTTAAACCCTCCACCGATTCTTTAAACCGTCTGGCGTTCAAACCGTGGCTTTTGGCAGATTCGCGCCATTCATCGTAGTTGGCAGACACATCCATACCTTCCATGCCATCGGTCTGTTTCTTCAGTTCAATGGCTACTAAGCAGTTCAGGGCAATCAACTGGTTACCTGGTAGCACGGTGCGCTTTTGCACGCTGCTAACCAGCCCCGAGATGTCCACGCTGGTCAGGTACGCGCCCTTGACTGGCAAATTGTGCTTGTCCAGTATCGGCAGATCCACCTGCGTGATCTGAAAGTTCTTGGCCGCCGGCATCTCGGCATCCTTCATCTTCTTGCTCTCGAACTGGATGGTCTTGGTGCCGCTATCCAATTGGCACTTGTACTCAGCATCCAGCGCACCCTTTAGCGCCGTTGATCCCCTGCTGCGGTCCTTGTCCATCGCGCCGCTGTGGTGAACTACTAGCACGCAGCAGCGATAGTCCTGCCGCAAATAGGTATCAAGGTGCTGGATAAACGAATTCATGTCTTGGGTTGAATTCTCATCCCCGCCCATGTTCCGCGCCAGGGTGTCAATCACGATCATGGATGGGATGTGCCCGCACTCATTGCTCAAAATCTTGATTGACTCAGCCACCAGCGCAGCCTCTGTCGCGTCATACAGTTGCGCAGCCCGATGGCTCTTGAATAAAGGCACATCCTTGAGACTCACCCCGTTACCCAGTTCCCATCCCTTGAACCGCCGCGCCAGCCCGTTGTGACCCTCACCGGCAATGTAGAACACCGCACCCTTTTGCACCTGATGCCCATGCCATGCTGTGCCGGTTGCCACGCAGCAGGCAATGTCAATGCTGACAAAAGACTTACCGCCGCCTGGATCTCCGAATACCTGCGCCAAGCTGTCTGCCTCAATGTAGTCATCAACAATCCACTTGATTTCTGTCAGTTGAAGACTATCAGCACGGCTGAACTCAAACGCCAGCTTCTCCCGCACCGGCCCTGCCACGCGCTCGATCTGGTCCTTGACCGCATCCAGACCTTGCAGGCAATGCAGGTCATTGAAGTCCGTTGGTTTGTTGTCAGTCATGTCAGATTCAGAGAACTTGGGATACACAATCTCGCCAAACACCAATGCCGCCGCTGCCCTGCCCTTGGTCACGCCTGGATTGCCGTCAGTGAACTGGTCATTATCCGCGCCAATGACAATGCGACTGCCAGGGAACATCTCCTTAGCCGCCTTGGCTACCTTAGCCAAGTTCCCGCAGTCAAACGCCACCAAGGTGGTATACCCCGTTGCCTCATGGATACTGGCGCAGGTTGCAAACCCCTCACCGACAAAGATGATCTTTCGATTTCCCCTAAGTTCAAAGAACCCACCCTCAATCTTGCCGCCCTTCAAGAACCTCTTGTTGCCCTCCGCATCAATGGTTTGGTAGGACAGGATCTCACCATGTTGGTCAACCACCGGCACTACCAAACGCCCAGCACGGTCAATCTTTATCCCATGAGGCTCAATGTGCTTGCGAATTAGGTACGGATGGTCAGAACTGGCATCAGCGTAAGTGCCAACTTCATCCTCTGCCTTCTCAGCAGCTACCGCCTGGCTTGCCAACCTGTCAGCCTCCTTCTTGGCCTTCAGGTCATTCATCCACTTGTCATGCTCAAAGCGCTCAGTGAATGACATAGCCCGCCCAGTGTCAGCCACCCACTTGGCCTCAAAGGTAGGCTCCTTCCAGCATCCTGCTATACCCACCGGCACCTTGCCGCTGGTGTGCAGGATGTACCAGCCATCCAGCGCACCCTTTTTGCTTGAGACATGAGCCACTCGATGGATCTCCCCATCAGCAATGATCTCCTTGATCAGCAAACCGGACGCCTCACAGTGCGCCCGAAACGCCGCCTCTGGGTTAACTAGGTCTTGGCTCTCTATGGCCGCCGCAAAGCCGTTGGGGAAGATGCTAGATAAGTTGCTCATGCTTTCGCCCCCACCAACTCAGGCCAAATGTCAGCCCAGCTTGTAGTGCAGACCATCTTGCGAGTCACCGCCCCGTCGCTGGCCTGCTCTACCCGCACAGCCTCTGCTGCTGACATCTCACGCCTGCCGGTGAGGCATTGGTAGATGTACTGCTCATTCATGCCGACTTTTTCTGCCAGTCGTCGGCGCTCATCTGGTGTGATTTGTGTAGTCATAGGCTGCGGAGTCTAGCAGGTTGCTATAGCCTAGCCATCTAGGGGTAAACCCTATTAGGGTTTTTAGTTCAACTTTTTTGCAAATAGTTGTTGACCGAGTCTAGCAATGCGCTAGAATCTAGCCATGCCAACGAAATTGTTCTTGGCATCACGCCGAAAGGCCGAAAGGAAACAAAATGACAACTTTTACATACGACCAAGCAGTTGAGCGCTTCAACGAAGATATGAGCAACTCAATCTGTGACGGTGACCGCAAAATGGCTACTACATGGTTGGCAGAACGCATCAATAACACAGACCGCGCCGAAGTGCTGCGCCGCGATTGGATGATCCAGTATCGCCAATCCATGCGTGAACTGCAAGCCTAATTCAACTCACGGGGCCTCGGCCCCCTACCAACAAAAGCAAACCATGAACAAACTATACGACATCCTCTTTGCTACCGCCATTGGCGTAGCCCTCGCCGCAGTCCTCGTTTACGGGTGGCCGCTATGACCGGCGAATGCCTCGCCCCCTCCTGCCCAGATGGCATGGCTGAGTTTAACATCTTCATTGAAGGTGTTTGGCTGACCTGCCACTTTGAATACGAACCCTATCAACGCGCCACAGAAAATGAACCAGGCTGGCGAGTTCTGCTGGTCTTGCAGGCCGCCTACCACCACGGCGTTGACATCATGCCTCTGATGCAAGAAAGCATCATGGTAGAAATTGAAAACCTAGCCCTACTTGAACTGGAGAACCAAGATGATTTCTGACCTCATCACAAAACTACGCGCAGCCAAAGACAACGAACTAGCCGCAAAGAACGAACGCCTGCGACTGGAAGGCTTAATTGAAGCCCATTTTGCCAAGCCTGACGGTGGCGAAGGCACACACAACGATGAAGAATTCAAGATCACTTGGAAACTCAACCGCACCGTGGACACCACCAAAGTGCAAGACGCTTGGGACACCTTGAGTCAAAACGTACAACGCGCATTTCGTTGGAAGGCTGACGTAGATCTGTCTTACCTTCGTGCGCTTCAAGAACTGGACGCTGCTGGCTATGCCCAAGCAGCACAGTACATCACGAGCAAACCCGCAAAACCCTCAATTGAACTGAAAGACTGACATGGCCTTTAATCTCGCATCCATTTCCAAGACCCGCCGCATCCGCAGCCCCAAGATTGTTGTTGTCGGCCAAGGCAAGATTGGCAAGACCACCTTTGCCGCTATGGCTCCCAACGCCATTGGCATCCTGACCGAAGACGGCGCTGACATGGTCAACGCCAACGCATTCCCTTTGGCATCCAGCCTCAGTGATGTATACGCAGCCATTGATACGTTGATCAATGATGAACATGAGTTCCAAACCCTGTTTATTGATTCACTTGACTGGCTCGAGCCAATGGTTCAAGACCATGTGTGCAAGCAAAACAACTGGAAGAACATTGAGCAGCCAGGCTTTGGCAAAGGCTATGTGGCCGCCGCCGAAGAATGGCGCAACCTGTTGTCTGGCTTGGAAGTTTTGCGCTCTGAAAAAGGCATGGGCATCATCTTGATTGCTCACGACAAAATCAAGCGCATTGAAGACCCGCTGACTGAGGGCTTTGATAGCCATGTTCTCAAGTTGCATGACCGCGCCGGTGCCTTAGTGTCCGAATGGGCTGATGTGATTGGCTACGCTGGCTACCGCATCTTTACCAGCAAGACTGACGCAGGCTTTGGCAACAAGGAAACCAAGGCCACCACCACAGGTGAGCGCATTCTGCACGTTGAACCCCATCCAGCCCACTGCGGTGGTAACCGTTTTGGCCTACAAAATATGCCGCTTGACTGGACGGCATTCCAAGCTGCGCTAACTGTGGCGCAGTCTTGATCACACCAGTTCGTAACCCTTGAAAGAATCAAATGGCTCACTTTAACTTTGACGCATCTACCGTCGCCCCCCAAGCATCCACCGGCCCTGTGCCCGCTGGCACCTACCTCGCCCAGATCATTGAGTCTGATGTTGCGCCCCTCAAGTCTGGCAAAGGCACCGGCCTCAAGCTGACTTTTGAAATTATTGACGGCCAACAGAAAGGCCGCCGCATCTGGGAGAACCTGAATATCCAGCACGAAAACGAAGAAACTCAGCGCATTGCTCAGTCGCAGTTGTCTGCCCTATGTCACGCCGTCAACGTGATTAAGTTGCAAGACACTGCTGCACTGCACCACAAGCCGGTCCATGTCCGTGTGGTGGTGCGCGAGGCACAAGGTCAGTACCAAGCAAGCAACAACATCAAGGGCTATGAGTCTGCCGGTGGTGTTCGCCAAGCGCCAGCCTTTGTGGCACAGGCAGAAGAAGCGCAAGCATCCTCAACACCGGCTGCTACCAGCAAAGCACCGGCTTGGGCAAAGCGCAGCTAATTATGGCTGCACTTCCACCCGCAGTTGTGGATCCTGTGGCTGATGCCATCTTTGCCCATTACAAAGCAAAGTATGGTGCCGAGCCACAGCGACCTTACCTCGGTGCCAGCGCAATCGGCAAACCCTGCTTGCGCCAGCATTGGTACTCATTCCGCTGGTCAAAGCCGCCAGAGTTCCCTGGACGCATCCATCGAGTGTTTCAGTCAGGCCACCTTCAGGAGCCGCGCGTTTATTCTGACTTGAAGGCCATTGGCTGCAATGTCTATGACATGGACCCAAGCACGGGCAAGCAGTTTGGCTGGCATGAGCCGCAGACTAACGGCCACTTCCGCGGCAACGCTGATGGCATTGTGACCAACCTGCCACAGGCACCAAAGACGCCACACATCTTGGAGATCAAGACGGCCAGCGACAAGATGTACAAAGATATGCAGAAATCTGGCGTAAAGAAGGCCAAGCCCGAACACTACGCGCAGATGCAAATATACATGAAGTGGAGCATTGACCAGTTTGGTCAAGATGGCTGCACCCGCGCGTTTTACATTGTTGTCAACAAGGACAACGATGACATCTACACCGAGCGCATAGAGTACGACAAAGCAGAGGCCACGGCTATCATTGCCAAAGCCTTGGCGGTGATCCAGTCGCCGGAGCCGCCAGTGGGCATCAGTAACGATCCGACATGGTACGAATGCAAGTTCTGCGACTACCACAGCATCTGTCACGGCACCGATGTACCCGCACCGACCTGCCGATCATGCGCCCATGCCACGCCAGAGATGGAAGGTGCTATGGCCCGTTGGAGTTGTGCATCGCGCCAGCAGGACATCACCATTGACACCCAGCGCGTTGGTTGTGAGCGCCACCGATACATCCCCATCCTGCTAGAGAAATTTGCCCAGCCAACGGACATGGTTGACACCGCCGTTGTTTACCAGATGGGCGACAAGCAGTTTGTGAACGGCGACCCAGGCGTTAACCGCACTTACTTATCCAGTTCAGAGATCCATGCCTGCAAGGACAAGACGGCACTGACTGACATCATTGCAACATCGCTGCGCTTGCAGCACGAGGCAAAGTTTGTATGATCCTGCGTGACTATCAAGCCAGGGCAGTTGATGACTTGTTTGGCTGGTGGACAAAGCACCAAGAGGATGCTGACATTCCTCTTTTGGTGCTGCCTACCGCCGCAGGCAAATCAGTAATTTGCGCTGAGATTGTGCGACAGATGTGGGAGCAGTGGCCTAACTACCGCCCCCGCACTGTGGTGCTGGTTCCGTCCAAGGAACTGGCAGAACAGAATGCCGCCAAGCTGACTGCGCTGTTGCCCGATGACATCCATGTCGGGTTTGTCAGCGCCAGCTTAGGCAAGAAACAACACCATGCTGATGTGATTGTTGCCACCATTGGCAGCATCCACAAAAGCGCCCATCTGCTTGGCGACATCAAGGTGGTGGTGATTGACGAAGCCCATCTTGTTAGCACCAAGGCATCTGACGCTGGTATGTACCGCACCTTCCTTGCCAAGCTGGCCCAGATCTGCCAGTTCCGCACGGTAGGCATGACCGCCACACCGTTTCGCGGAAATCAAGTCTGGCTGACCGACGGCGAAGAACCGCTATTCACCGGCATTGCGTCCAATGTCACCATGCGTGAATTGCTTAACCAAGGGTTTATTGCACCGCTGGTGCCGCCTACAGTACAGATGCACACCCGCATTGACGCCAGCACCGTTGGCATCAGTAATGGCGATTACAAGGTAGGCGAATTGTCCGATGTGGTGGAAGGCTACTTGTCCGAAGTTTCCGTAGAGGCCAGCAAGTTGGCGGCTGACCGCCGCAAGTGGATTGCATTCACGCCAAGCGTTGCTAATGCTGAAAGCCTGGCTGACAAGCTGTGCGACCTTGGCATTGCCAGCAAGGTGGTCTGCGGTGAAACGCCAGCCCTTGAGCGTGAGCAGTACATCCGCGACTTTCGGTCTGGTGAGATTCGCTGTTTGGTCACCGTGCTGGCGCTGTCGGTTGGCTTTGATGTGCCTGACGTTGATTGCATCATCTGGTGCAGGCCAACCAAGTCGCCGGTGCTGTATGTGCAGGGCATGGGACGAGGTTGCCGCATTGCCGAGGGCAAGGAAGATTGCTTGGTGCTTGACTTTACTGACACCGTGGAGCGCCTCGGGCCAGTGGACATCATCAAAGGCCGAGCAAAGCGCACTGGTGGGCCGCAGGAGGCACCATTTAGCATTTGTCCAGCCTGCGGTGACCGCAACACCGCATCAGCCCTGATCTGCGCATCCTGTGGCGCTGTCATCCGCGAGGAAGTAGTCAAACCGCAAGATGCCAAGGTGTCGTATGCCGCGCTGCTGTCTGCCCAAATGGTGGCAACCGTGACTTGGCACGATGTTAGCCGAGTGGAATATCGACTGCACAGCAAGCCAGGCAAGCCAGACAGCATGAGGGTTGATTACTACGACGGTCTGTTGCGCTGCGCTAGTGAATGGATTTGCTTTGACCACACTGGCTACGCACGGCAGAAAGCTGAATCTTGGTGGCGTGAACGCAACCAAGGACAAATTCCACACGATGTGGAGGACGCATTAGCTTTTCTTGAACACGACACCATTGCAGAACCCAGCCGCATTGCAACACGCCAGAACGGCAAATTTACGGAGATTACACAACATGAATTTGATAGAACTTACGGCCATCAAAAATCATTTGCAGAAGCAAATTAACGATCTTGAGTCAATCAGAATTAATTGCGCGTCCTGTGAAAATTTACAGTCTAGAGTCTGCAAAAAGTTTGAAGCCGTTCCTCCAGATGACTGGATGCGAAAAAAAGCTGATTGCGCTGAATGGATTTGGGATACAATTCCGTTCTAGCAATTTGCTAGACAACGAAACGTAAAGTAACAACATGATTGACTACATCAAAGAACGTATGCGCCAGCCTACACCGCTGGAGATGATTACCAAGGAACTGGCATCAGCACATCTCGCCAAGCTGGAGGCCGAGTCTGCTGTGGACTACGCCATGAGCGTGGTCGAGTACAACGAGGCCCGCATCGAGCGCCTGAACAAGCACCTAGCAACGTATACAGGAGAGCAAGCATGAACGCCGAGCATGAACTCAACCTATGGCGCGCAGGGTGGGAACTCATCTACCGCACGCTGGTACTAACGGGCTTGGTCGCCTTTGTAATGTTCTGGCTGGGCTACGCATGGGCTACGTACATCCCTCCAAAAATGTGTACACCAACTTTGATTGACAAGGTGTTGAAATGACTTGGCCTTTCCCACCATTCCCTACGCCGGTACCCGCAAAGGCACCGCCCCTTAAGTTCAATCCTGAAAACTTTGAGGACGCCTTGATATGAGCAACCTAATACGACTACCACCAACAACCAATATGACGGCGCAACAGGCGCTTGACTCGGCACTTGTTGACACTGAAAGTGACCATCTAACGGACGTACTCATCTGCGGCTACACCAAGGGTGGCGAGCTGTATATCAGGTCGTCAAAACTAAACTGCGCAGAGGCGTTTTTCTTGGCAAGCAAAGCCGCGCAATGGGCACAGAACGGGGGAAACTTTTAATGGGAGAACTGCACTTACCCGAGCTTTGGTACGCCAAGGCGCACCTACCAACCGAGCGAATCTTCAAGGACTGTTTCTGCGACAAAATGTGCCCCGGCTGGAGCACCACACCGCTCAGGGACTTGCACACTGTGGCCATCAAACGCATTGCAGAACTCAACACCAAGATGCCTAACGAGTGGCAGTACGTCATTCTTGGGTGGGAACTTAACAACGAGCGAACAGAACAGGACGAAACACCGTGAAAACACCACACATACACGCAGACCTTATCAAGGCATGGGCCGATGGCGCTGAGATTGAATATTTAGATGTTGGTTCCGCTTCAGTTTGGCGCTCAGTTACTAGCCCAAGATGGGACGGGCAAGGCAGTTACCGCGTCAAGCCTGAGCCGAAGCCTGATACTGTTGAAAAGTATTTTGCCAGCGGCTACACCAAGTACGGTTGCGTTCGCGTAGCGGAGCACTGGGAGCGCGAGAATCTAAAGCTCACCTTTGATGGTGAAACTGGCAAATTGAAAGCAGCAGAGGTGATCGCATGAAACTCGACCGAGGCAACCCGAATTTAATGAAGGCCAAGGCCACACGGGTAAATACCAACAATGTAATGGAATCGTTTCCCAACACGCTTGGGGACGTGGCATCTAAGCGTAGGCACCGAGCCACAACGGGTTACGTACCTATGCCACGTGACGCCAACACGGCGCTGCCGCCATCCATCAACATCTGGAAGCAACCAGACTACGTGCCGCCCAAGCAGGAGTACGTGCGCCCCGGCGCTGAGGACTTCCTGCGCCTTAAGAGCAGGGGGATGTGATGACCGAGATCGACGTTCTTATCAGCATTGCATACGACACGTTTACATGCGGGGACATAAGCTCTGCGGAACCCAACCCGTACTTTGCCAAGCCCCCGTACACCCCGTTTGCAATGAACGACAAACACCCTGAAGGCGCACACGGAATCTACAACGCACAGGGCATCAACTGTCTGCGCTTTCGGGACAAGCGCGGGTCGGTATTTACAACCAAAGAACACGCCGTTGCATTGGCAGAAAGTTGGAACACATGAAACGCCCAATCGAATCAGACTACACAAGCCAAGTGGCGTATACCCGTGCGCTTGAGGCGTATTGCGACAGCTTGGCACAGCCAGCGCAGGAGCCTGTGGCAAAGGTGTTGTTAACAGAAACGCTGGGATTGCCAGTTATGCAATGGCTAGACTTGAATCGCCAATTTGATTTTAAAGGTGGTGAATATCTTTACACCGCCCCACAACAACGCCCGTGGGTAGGGCTGACGGATGAGGAGTTAACACTTTGTGAATCTGAAGAAGATGTGCGTTTTGTCCGAGCCATTGAAGCCGTATTACGGAGTAAGAACACATGAACGACTACCTAGCCGGTGGCTCTGAGTTTTTGTACCCCCATGCTGGCGACCCTGTTCCACCAAAGGACACCAAGATACTAATTTTGACTAGAGGTGGAATCTGCCTTACTGGTTTTTGGAATAACAATTGGTGCTTGGGATGGTTGCCGTTGCCAAAACGTAACATGGAGAAAGAAGAGAAATGAGTCTGTCAAAACACAGAGTGATTCGGGAAATGCTGCACAATGAGCCAGACGGCATGACGGTATTTGAAATTGCATCACTTACAGGCATAAAAAAGGATACCATCCGCAATGCTTTAGAAGATATGCCAGACACCTACATTGACAGATGGATACAACAACCAATGTCGCCGCCTACGGCCGTCTGGATTGCCGTTGTACCACCATTAGATTGCCCAAGACCATGAAAGACACGCCAAACTTTGCAGCTTGGAGCAATGCAAATTTAGCCAAGTTTGCCTATGAATCTTATGAGCGTATGCAAGAACAGCAAGAAACCATAATGCAGCTTCAGCGAGACTTTAAAGACGCCATGAATGAGTTAAGAAATGTTGTAATTCTGCAACAAAAGACGCAGAAAACTTTGTAATTTGTATGTTGTAAGATGTTTTTGCAGCATTCCGCTGCATAAATTTTTTGGAGAACATCATGCTTTTTACTGTTACCGTTGACCTTCCAGGCGCTGCCTATTTTGAATTTTCTACCGAGTCTTTGTTTGAAATGGCTGAGATTGTTAAGATGCTTGGCAACACCGATGTTGTTGAAGATGAAGATGAGGACGATGATTTTGAAGACGAAGATTTCTTTGACATTCCAGAAGAAATTTCTGAGTATTTTGACGATGGCGAAGAGTACACTTACGACGAAGACGCTGATGTGTTCTGCTGGTACGACGAAGAGCATGAGGCTTGGTACTGGCTGAACGTAGAAACCGGTGAGTGGGTCTTGGTGGAAGACGCCGATGGCTACGAAGTTGAGCCAGAAGATGAGGAATCCGACTTAGAGGATGAGTTGGAAGCAGCTTAATGCAATTTTTGTGGGGACAAAATTGAGCGTTTAGTTATCTAAATGTTCTTTTTTGTCTCTACATTGTTCCTACATCAATCACTTCCCCGCGAAACTCAACTTGCCCATCTGCCCACTTGTGTACTAGTTCGGGCCAAAGCAACTGACCATCTTTAAATGTCAATACGGCAAAGCCAGACCTATGGTTTAAAGGGTTGCCTTCTGCGTAATCAAACTGTGGGCCGTAAGGCTCTGCCAAAGTGCCCGTATCCACGCCGAAACGGTTGCCGTTGTAATCTGCATAGGGTGTAACCTTTAAACTGTGCAAATGCCCCGTTACAATCGTTTTGCCAGCCCCTACGGTGTTGTTATGAGTAGCGTGAACGCCACCCTTGTATCGGTGTTTAACAACAACATCATCCGTTACCCAAGTCAACATACAAAAAGACCATTCAGGAAAGTGGTCAGATAGCTTAAAGCCAGGGGTTTGGACGTACTGCGGGGCATTGGAAGCTAAACGTGCTTCAAACCGTGCATCATGATTGCCCATCGTAAACATTAGCTTTACATTGTGCCGCGCTTTCTTGGCAACTTCTTCTATCTCGCCCAATGATGCTTTGCAGGCGTTTAACTCATCAATGACACTTGGGACACGTTCCCATCCCAAAGGTGGATGGCGAGAGATAGATGCACCGTCAAAAGCATCGCCATTGCAAATAACTGCTTTCGGCTGTAGCTTTTCAATCGCCCAAAGTAAACCTTGAAAAGCAGTAGTCCGTAGCCCAGGCCAGAAATGAGCGTCAGAAAAAACAATAACTGTTCCATTTTCAATGCCAAGTTCTGATGGTGGACGAACTGGAGAATAGGTGGTTCGCTTATCTGTTGACCTCATATCAACATTGTGTTTTTCAGCTAAAACCTTTCGCCGCCTATGGATTGACCTTTGTTGCAATCCAGTAGCTTTTGACATTTTTGCAGCGGATTTATAAGTATTCCATGCCTCTATAAATTCTGCGTCTGTAAGTTGAATCATTGCAATGGTTCCTCAAAACCCTGCAAACTTAACACACTTTTGTTACGCTAATTGACTGGCGACAGATTGAACATGGGCAACACGGTTGCCCCAGCCCTTGCCAAAGGTTCCCCAAGTAGGTAATTTCTCAAGGAACTGGAGTCGCTTGTCGTTGTACTGGACAATCAGATTTTGCACCGGCTTGGCATTTATTGCAGCCAATGTGGCTGGTCCAATAGCGCCATCGGCAGCGACTCCAACCACCTCTTGCAGCCACTTGGCGGCACGGCCTGGCCCACTATTAATGGCGGCATCAAACACCGCATAGTCCAAGCCTTTGGGCAGATGGTCTCCAGCTACCTTGTCCCAATACTTGCGCCGGTACAAAGGCGCTACGGCATCAGGCGTCAAGGCACGCATATCAGCCTCTGACACAGGATGCCCAACAAACTCCTCCCAGACTGCCTTGGTGCAGCCGAGGTTGGTCATGCCGCCTGGGTCGGACGGATGGTTTACAAAGCCACCCTCGGAGGCCAGCACACGAGCGAGGCAGTCTTCAAAGTTTGATTTCATTTGTGCTTCATCGCAATGATGTTTTCAAGCGTTTTGCCGCCAAAATACGCAGACATTATGAGCATTCCCCATTGGCCGAGTAGGTTGACGTAGCCCTCATTGGCGTTGTAACCAAAAGCTGACATAAGCGCAAACAGAAAATAACCAACAAAAATAGCGACAAGAGACAAAGGACGAATATTTTTATTGAGCCAGCTATCAGTTGCATCATCAGCCTTCCAACGCTCAGTAACATTGTTTTGCTCCGTTTTGTAAATTTCTGTTTCGTTTGCCATCTTGGCGAGTTCGCCATTTTGAGCAAGCGTTGCCAGTTCTAATTGCGCCTTAGCCTTGGCTTCAGGGTCAGGAATCAGTTTGTCAATCAGCTTGTTGCCGATACCTAGAATTGAATCAAGTAGCATGATTACCTCCGCATAAAGTCCACGTATTCCATCGTACCCCAAGCCACTAGCGTGATTACCAAGGACACAAGAACAACGAGCAGCACCATCTCCACTACTTCGCCAATTTCTTTTTTGCGCTTGGCGGCTGCCTTCTCAGCCTCAATCTCGTCTGCTTTTTGCTGTGCCACGATCCGGTTCCTCTCTCGTAGGAAGTCCATCCACAAGTTTGTCTTGCCACGCCGCATGAAAGACTTTTTAATTTCTTCCTCCACCTGCTGCATCTCCTCTGCAAGTTGGATAAACTGCATTGCCTGCGAGTTTACCGACTGAAAAGACTTTTTGCTCGGCTTTGCCTTTTCCTTCATCACCGCATCTTTGGCATCAAAGAATTGATGGAAAAGTTCGGAGGCATCTTTCCCCAACGCAATAGCCTGCTTCACGCCTGCTATGGTCGCTCGGGCCGTAGCAATGAGCGTGATGGGGTCAATCATGGTTACAAATTCAGCAACTTCTTAACGAATTCAGCGGCAACACCAGGACCAAGCAACACTACCGCCAGCAGCACATAGATTAAATACTCAATCTTAGTCATGCGCTTTGAACTTTCATCAAAACGCGCTTGGATTCCTTCATAACGCTGGGCGCAGACTGCCTCGTGAACGCTTAGACGCTTGTCGGTTTCGGTGGCTAACTCGTGTACTTGTTCCATGATGTTTTACTGAGTTGGTAAATTACCGGCTTTAGCGCCAAGCAATGCAGCCATTTTAGCTGGATCATTACCACTTAATTGAGCAGCCAATTGGTTTGCCATAGCAGGTCGTTTAGACAACAATACTGCCAACGTATTTTGGCCGGCCTTGGAGTAAAGCAAAGGTGACGCAGCAAGTGCCGCAAGTGCTGTAGATGCACCTTGAAATCCTGCCGCACCAGCGCCACCAGAGGCAACAAGTGCTGCAACCAATGCGCGGTATGGAGTTCCAGAATCAGGAACTTTACTTCCAAGCGCAGTTTTTGCATTCTCAGATAGGTCTTGCATCAAAGCCTCACCTTTGGCAAATTTACCTTTGTCTTTGCTTCTGTCCATTGCCTTAACAGCACTTTGTAACTGAGCAGGTGAGAATATTCCTTCTTCTGCGCCAAGACCAGCAGCGGCACGTTCTACCCTCTTAAAATTGGCATAGCCGGTATCAATAGCTTTAAGTTCTTTTGAAAACTGAGGATTACTTCTTGTAACCAATTGTCGAACTTGATCTTGCGCTTCTTTTAAGGCTTCACCAATCAATCGTTGGTCTGCATCCGTTGATACACCAAGGCGACTAATTGTTTCTCGCAAATCACTTTGGACTTGTTTCAATGTTTGTCCTGTAACAGCGCCCTGTCCTTGAAATTTATTCAAGACATTGTTATCCAACCATTTGTTAAAAAAATCTTTTGAGGCTTGATTGATTGCTCCACCGTCAACCATGTTTCTTAAATTAGAAATTTCAGTTTGAAATGGTGCATCCTGCACAATCGTCATTTTTGGCAATAATTTTCCATAAGCGTCATCCAGCTTATCTGATGCAAATTGCACAGCTTCTCGGCCAACAACGCCTTCTGGCAACTTCTCACCAATTGGCGTAAGCGCACGGTTAAACGCAGCCGTGTTAACTTGCTGTGCCGTTCTTGCTTGTGCGTTTTTGATAAAGTCGCCAAGCACAGGAACGCTAGTTAAGGCTTCTTCTCCGCGCTTGTAAGCGCCGCCAAGAATTTGGCCAGGCGTAGGCACAACGCCTTCTTTCATTAAGGCTTGGATTTGTGGAGAAATGGTAGGACTAATAACGGCTGCGGCTGGTTTAATCAATGCATTGATTGGGTTTGTAAGCTGAGATGCTTGTGCAAGTGCATTGCTTGTTTTCCCCAAATTAGCTGCTTTGGCACCAGCACCAGCACCACCCAACAACATTGAAACATCTCCAGCCACCCGAAATGGATCTTCTTCCATTGTTCTAGCAAAACCTTGAGCAGACCCATAAGTGTTGGCGTAATCTCGCCCAACAGCGCCAGCAACATTTTGCGCTCGTTGCAGTGCCGCAGGATTTCCTAAAGGGTTGTACGGTGATTGTTCAAACGCAGTCAGACCACGCTGCACTGGAGCAGGCATAGCGTTGTAAAAACCGCCAGCGACAACATCGCCCAATGCTTGTGCAGTATCTAAAGGATGTGCAACTGCTTCAGAAATGCCACCAATAGTGTTTTTGTACAAACTACTAGGGGCATTCATCAACATTTTTATAGGATCAAATCCTTTTGATTGAGCGCTTTCCTCAGCCTTGGCCTGCTGATATGCTTTTGCAACCGTATCAAAATCGGCTGTTCCTTTTTTTTGGCTATTGTCAACGATCCATTTAGCGTATTGGTCAGCAGTAGCCATATTATTCTCCAAGAATCTTGTCGGCTTTGGCTCTATCATCACTAACAGCAGCAGGAACAACTGTTGGTGCTTTTGGAACTAATTTTCCTGCTTTTCCAGCAGCAATTTGAGCAGCAGAAATTACGTTTTTCAAACGTGCTTCCTTATCCTTTATTTGTTTTGGCCCATCACCAACCGAAGGAAAATACGAACTTCTATAGCCTTCAAGTTGTTCTTTTGTATATGCTGCACCAGTTCCAAGAGTCAATGCAGCATCAAGCATATCTAACTGTGCTGATTCCACACGTTGCCGCGCTTCTGGCGTCAATGTGTTTGCCAAAGGCGTTGACAGTTTAGCCAGTGCTGATGTCAATACACCAGGTTTTGCTGCATTGGGATCATCTACCAAAGCCTGAGTTAATTGACTTTGAGAAAACTCCAAACGCTGCAACAGAGTTGCGGCTTTACGTTCGCCTTCAGTAGTTCCACCAGCAGACTTGCCAACAAACGGCACACCAGCGGCTGGCGCTGCGCGGCCATCAGTAACGCCTACAGATCCACGGCCAGCACCGGCAGCAGAAGCCGCAGCAGCAGGAGTAACGCTGCCAACCATCAAAGGCGTAAGTGCGCGTGTACGTTTGTCCACGGCGTAGTATTCGCCGTCAGCGTTTTGAATCAACTCATGGCCTGGGTTGTCTTTTTCCCATTTAAATTTCTGTTGGTCAAATGCCAAACGATCACGAGCAGCTTGCGCTGTTGCACCAAGATCTTTGATCTGTTGGTCATAAATGGCGCGATTTGGACTTCCTGGCGGTAATGCGTCACGTTCCATTATGAGTTTTTTTACATCAGTAGGTACAGGAGGCGCAGCAGGCGCTTGAGTAAAGGTTCCCGTTTTTGGGTTGTAAACGGAACTGCTTGCTCCAACAACTTGAGGCTTCATGCTATCAAGAATTTGACTAACGCCTTGCATTGACTTCAAGCGCAAATCATCAAATGTGCCCGTCTGAATAGCATTTTGCAAAGTAGCAAGACCTTTTTCGGGTGTTGCACCTACGCTTTTAAGGTAAGGCCCAATTACTGGGTCAGCGTGTACAGACTGATGCAATTGCAAATACGCCTCCGGCGTATCTGCTCTAAGATAGGCTTCTGGAAGCATTGCTAATTTTTTAGATAGCAACTCCGTGCTTTTAATATCTCTTTCAGTTTGTGCATTCTTGTACTCAAGTTGATTCTTGAGAACAGCAGGAATCTGACTGCCAGCACCACCTGACGCCAAAGCAGATGTAATTTTTTTATAGTCAACTTCTCCAGTTTCAGGATTTGTTGCCGAGGCATAAGCAGCATTCAAAGCATTGGCTTGAACATCTTGTCGTTGAGCCTGTGCAAGTTGGTACTGTGCCAAAGCATTTTGGTTCTGACCAACATTCAACTGCTGCATTTTTGCATACTGAGCAAAGGGATCAGGTGGTGGTTGGAACTGGTAGCCCTGTGCGATTAGTGCGTTTAGATCAGCCATGATTAACGTCCTTGGTAGGTTCCATCGTAATAATTTACGGCATATCCTGGCATACTAACTGGGCCTTTATTTTTAGCCAACCAATTATTAAAATTGGTTTGATTTTGGTATCCAGTTGCAGCAGACGTAAGACCACCAGCCAAACTATTAGCCGCACCCAATTGACCAGCGGCAGCAGCATTGCCAGCAGCCATGTACGCATTACCTGCGTTTGTGGCATAGTTGCCAGTATTGCCAGCCTGATTACTTGCCGCAGCTTGGCCTGATGACATCAAATTACCTAAAGATTGAAGTCGTGCTGCTCGTTCAGCTTGGTATCTGGCAAACGCATTGCCGTACTCTTGCGAAGCAGATCCTTGGGCGTAGTCTTGCAAGCCCTTCATGGTGCCACCAGAGATCAAGCCACCACGGCTAGCACCCTGATGTTTAAGCAACTTCATGCCCTCGTTTAATCGAAAAGCGTAGCCAGGGTCTGCTTGGTAATCAGTCATGCTGAAGTCCCTGCCGTACCTGCCATAATCAGCAGCACCAGCGTTTCCACCAAGCCCAAGCAGTTCCATCAATCGGTTTTGACCAGTCAGACCAGCCTGCCTGTAAGGTTCCTGCAAGGCTAGTTGCTTGTCTAGCGCAGCAGCCTGCAAGTCAGCAGAACGATTTGCCGCATCAGCTTGCGTTCGTGCTGCCGATTGACTACCAAAATAACCTAAAGCAGCACCACCAATAGTTGCACCAGCTACCCAAAAAGTCATAACAACACCTCAATTGGTTGATGTTTAATTTTATTACCAGGACTATAGTTGTTGCTGGCTTCTTCTTCAACTAGTTCAGATTCAGCTTCTTCAACAGTTTTAGCCTCAATAGCATGAAAAGTCATACAAAGCGCATCAGTTATTGCATAAACTGCACGTTTTGTTCCTGGTTTGCTTGAAAACAAGTGAGGACCAGTAACCTCTTGAACGCCATCATCCGTTGTAATGGCTACAGTGCCAGACACAATCAAATAAAAATGTTCTTTTTTGTGTACAGCACCAACAACTAAAACTCCAGCCTCACGAAAAACCTCTCGGCAGTACATTCCACCGTGAAAATAATGCGTAGTTTTAGGTTGGTATTGTGGAAAGTTGGACAATTCTACTTGCAGTGCGGCAACCTTGCCCCGCATATCCGTAGCAACATTGAATCCAGCGCCGTAGGTGACTTGCATCATTATCCCACTACCCAAGAAGTACCGTTGTCAAACACGGGGCAAACCACAGTTCCACCACCAACGGGTGCGGCCAAGAACATGGGTGCTAAAGCATTAGTTACCCAAGCCCTACGCCCTTGAGTCCCTGCTGTTGGCAGAGTTGCGACTGTGTATGCTACTCCAGAGCCTGTACCGCCATTAGCCACCGGCAATATACCGCTGACCTGACTGGTTAGACTAACTCCGCTAAGAGTGCCGCCAAGGGTTAAATTGCCTGAACTAGTGACCGTTCCTGTTAGCGTGATGCCATTAACCGTGCCTGTGCCGGTTACGCTGGTTACGGCAGTTGATGTAATTGTAAAGTTAGGGTAAGTACCAGTAACAACATTGGTTCCAGCGCCTGTCAACACCACCGTTTGGTCAGGCAAAGTATTGGTTATCGTAATAGAGCCAGAGCCATTGGCAACTGATATGCCGGTACCAGCAAACAATGTTCTAAGGGAATACCCTGTTCCGTTACCAATTAACAGTTGACCATTGATTGGCGTTGTTCCCAAACCCGTGCCACCGTTAGCTACTCCCAAGATGCCGGTTCCAGCGCCAACAAAAGAATAAACGCTGTTGAACCACATGAACCACTCACGGGAAACCGTGTTGGTCTGCAAGTCCACCAACGGAACCCGTGGGGCTGGGATTTGTGAAGGAGATGCGGCCATTATGCGTTGGTCGGTGACATTAGCAACTCAGCGCCCATGATGGCAATCTTCACGGGATCGGTGCCAGACACCTCGTAAACACGGTCACGTATTTTGAGCGTCATACCTAATCTGCGCCATATTGTGCGGTAACCATACTGACCAATAGCGCCCATCTCGCGCCAATGCTCATTGGACCATGTATGGCCGCCGTCATCCGACCAGCGCAACATTGCCTGCGGGTTGTAATTGTCAGGCAGACTTGGGATAGTTGTCAGCAACGCACCACTCTCGGTTGTCAGATAAACAGCCGACTCAGTTGTCAGGTAGTCTGCTGGGTAAACAGTCAGGCCAACGCCAGTCTCGCAATCGAGTTGCAAACTGTGCTGCGCGGTACGTTTAAGGTTGTTCTGGCCGGTAGGAAGCGCACGCCATGAACGAAGCCACTTTTGGATGCTGCCGTTGTCATCGTAAACATCCAAGTCCAACGTGTAGATGTTGCCGTTTTCAAAGTCACCCACAACAATGTTGCCGCCAAAGTTACATTGGCAGTTGCTACGATGGCGGGTGAAATTGCCATTCTCAAATCCCGCACGCTCATGCCAGGCTTGGGTGGACACATCGTAGACCCATGTGGCATTGGCACTTGGGAACGTCAGCACATAAAAAGAATGGCCTTCCTGCTGGTAGGTATAGGCTAGTGCATCGGCAATGTTGCCGTATTGTGCGATTGCATACTCAATTGCATGGGTTGATACCCGAAGCCCGGCATATCCATTTGCCTTGTAAACAATACCCTGACCACGGGCGTCTGTGCCGAGCCAGAACAGGGTATTGTCCAGCTTGGCTACCGAGAAGGCGGCTACACAGCCAATCTCGTTAAAAGCGCCTTGGATGGGCGTTAATGGGAAGTTGGCAAGGCCAGCGTTGTACCAAACCTCAACCGAGTCCGTTCCAAACACCCAAAGCTGTCGGTGGTCACAATTGATCGCCACCACGCCATCGGGTGAGCCATCTGCACTAGAAAAGAACAAAGGGTCAAACACCAGCGGGTAAATGTAGTCACCATTTGCTGGGTTGACCGTATCCACAGACCACAAGCGCTGGCTGTTGGGTTCATTAAAAATGAATTGGTTGTCCAAATAACCAACAGTCACAGCGCCAGGGAAGTTTTCATCCGTGATTGCGTCAAACTCGTCGGTTGGCTCGTAGTAGGTGTAGCTTGGGCCGTTGCAGGCAAAGAAGATCACCGCACCATTGTCAGCAATAGATACGGGTCCAGTGCCTGACACATCGCCAATCTTGACCGGCGTAGAAGTCAATCCTGTGAGTTTGTAGACCTCGGTGCCTGACACGACATAGAAGTCGCTGCCATTGGTTTGATGCGCCCACAGTCCACGAATTGGGCCGGTGCCTACAGTTTGCAGAAAGTTCAGACCTGGCGCACGATTCAGAAACCCAGCCTCTTTACCACCCTCCGGCACAATCTCAGGAAACAGGTTGACCATGCGGTTATCCGCAGCGTTGATACTGCGGGCAACATACGATGAACCAAGGATGGGCGTCTTCATGGCTTAATCGGCAGGCAGTGCGGTGTTACCTTCAGCAACCCAGTCCAAGTACACGCGGTAGTCAGAGTTGTTTGAGTCTTGAGGAATAATGGCGTTGTCAGCCAATCGACGGATGAAAGTCTCACCAAGACCTAAATAAATTTGGTACATGATTAAAGTTCCGAGTTAAGACTGAAATAGGCTTGCGCGGTTGCGCTGTGTGCAGTGCTTTGGTATGCAACACCGAAACCTGTTGCGGCTCCGTAAGTGGTAAAAGAATACACCGCGCCTGTTCCTGACGGAACGCTTACCGCGCTAACAGTTGGGGTAGCACGCATCGCCGTTCTAGGAACGATAGGATTGGTGAACGTAGAAGTCCCCACTACAGTGCCATATTGCCCGTAGTATCGGCTTGCCAAAGTCAGTTCCGTTGAGTATGGCCTGTAGTCAAACGATGTGTTGGCAGCGCCCTTCTCAATCTGCACACCCGTGATGGTGATGCTGGATGTGGCTGTTGATGTGCATGAGAACACGATCATCAGCCCATTGGCTGACGCATTGGTTCCCAAAGCAAATGTGAACGTCTTGAGTGCAAGAGCCGAGGTGGTCGTAAAAGTTCCTGTGGCAATGGAAGTTGCCCCAGTAGTAAAACTTGTGGTAAGGCTTGGTGCTTGCCAGGTATTGGCACTATTTGCGTAATATGCAGTCCATGTGACCGTGGCCGAGTTGCTGGTGGCTATATATGCTTGTACAGCTACTGTTTGGTTATGTAGGTCAGCCACGTTGATGGCTTCAATTCGCTGCCCAATTGCCAATTCAGTATTGCTGGCATTGTTTGCGGTTACGGTCAACGCATACTGAGGAACGCCGCTGGTGGGCAATGTTGTAGCCGCAACCGCTGAAGTGAACGCGCACGTAGTGCCGCTACCTTGGGCTATCCACCGATCAGTAACGTAGGCATTGGCGTAATTGGTTCCAGCCCCAGCAGAAATTCCGGTGTACTGCCTTACGTTAAATGCGCCGTTGATAATGCGGTTCTTAAACCCAAACGTGTTGGCGAACAGGTTGGCATTTGTAATCTTGCTAGTAACGCCGCTTTGAACAACTGGGTAAACATCATCCGCAAGACTAGATGTGACTGCCGGTAGGGCTGTAATTGCAACAGTGCTCATATTAGTAGTTTCCTGCGTAGATGTTGAACCGCTGACGAGTTGCCACCAGCGAATAAGGCATGGACATAATATCGTCAGGATTGTTGATGCGCTTCAAATCGCGCTTGCTTGTCATGGCAATCCGAGACACTTGGGGGCTGGGTTCTACGCCAAACTCAGGCGCAAACTCCATTGCCAAGTTGTAAGTAAACGCACGCAGATAGCCTGGTGGAAACAGAATCTGAGTTTCCAAGGTGGCTGGCTGGTCAAGTTCCTGCACCGAGATAAAGTGCCATTCCAACTCTCGTGTCGGCTTGGGATAGACCGTCATCTGGATGTTGGGGTACTCCATGTTAATCCACATGACCTGTGGATAAGTGGAAGTAACCGTCTTGACGGCAATGCCATCATATTGCTGCTGATTGATAAACTTAATACCAAAAGACACGTTAGTACCCGGGTCGCGGTAGTAAGTGGCGTCATCCAACAATACGGGCCGCAAACCATCAAAACCGCCAGCAGCAGCGCCAGTAGGACCAAGGTGGCGCTGAATCTCACCAGCAGGCCAAAGGAATGTTTGGTCAATGGTGTTGAATACCGACAGACGCTCAATTGACCACGACTCAATCATTTGATTTAGGGCAGTCAACGCATCTTGCGAAGTGGCTGCTGATGGCGTTTCACCTTCAGCTAGGATGCCAAGCAATCGAAGCGCACGATTTATTTGGTCTGCTGCGGTGTATGTTGCCATGTCAGATTTCCTCGGTTACAGCCTTGCGTGTGTATTTGCGTTTAATGCTCAACGCATTTGTCTCCGGCTCAAAGACTTCAATAGACTCGTCTGGATTGTACCTTGACCAGCCGTTTTGTTCATCAAATTCGGCTTCAAGTTCCATAGTGGCAACTTTTCTGCCGTGAGTAGGGTGCATTAAATAGATGTTCATACCCAAAAGAGGGGCCGAAGCCCCCCGTTTGTTAGGTGCATCTTACGATGCGCCGTGGATGATTGCATAATTGATGATGACTGCTTCAGAGTATGAAGTAGCAGCAGTCAAGTTACGCAAAGTAATCAAAGCAGAACCAGCAGCCAAATAAGAAACGTATGTGGTGTAAGCACCAGCAGCACTACCAGTAGTATTGCTAGAAACACACACAACAATTGTGTCATTTGCGGAAATCAAACTGTTGGTCAATGTGAAAGAAACCGCAGCGCCAGCCGCCAAAGCAGCATTGTTCATTGTGATGCGACCAGCAGACTTGTTCAGAGTTACCCCTGTTGACTTATCTGTTGCTTGAGTCACAGTGCCTTGAGCCGCTGCGCTGTAGCCAATTTCTTGGCTTGCATAGCAGGTAGTAAATTCGGGGTCGCTATACGCAACACCTACAGCTTGTGTATTTGGCATGATTGTTTCCTTTAAAAACAGGGGCCGAAGCCCCCGTTAAATTTAGGCAATGCGGTACAGAGACCAGGCACCGTCACCAGTCTTAACTGCGCGGTACATCTGAGCCGTACCAGCAGTCGTGACAGTCATCAAGCCTTGTGAGCCAGACGAACCAATGGTCCAGCCGGTGTTGGTCGTGATCGTAATCACGCCAGAGCCAGAGCCATTGGTGTTAACCACAACAAAGTCAAAGCTGCTGTTGTTCTTGGCGCTAGACAAAGCTGCGTCAAGGTCAGTAGCCA